ATGAACAGTGTTTTCTATCGCGGCACAGGCCGTACTCTACAGGATCCTTCAGAACTAAAAGCTGGAGAGATCGTTCGCAACAACGAAGTCTGTGAACCACAGTTTCTCAGTTCTCGTAAAACCAGTGGTCTTTCCATCTTTGTTGATGGTGATCATAATTCTGGCGCATTAGACTCACGTCTAAACGCAGTTGGTGATACGGCTGATACAGCAACTGGTTACCAGATCGTAATCGACACTTTAACATACATCAAAAAGCAGCTAACAGAACAAAAGTTCTACACAGTTGCTCCTGCTGATTATATTCCAGTCGTCGTTGGTGATGGTGCTTTCAGCGCAGACATCTTAACAAACCGTACATACGAATTAGCTGATGATTTCTCATCTGGTAACTTACGTACAGGTTCTTCTGATGCTCGTTTAGCTTCTGCTGACGTTGCAGTTGATGGCGTAAGTGCTTATGTCCAAAACTGGGCTAAGGGCATCCAATATTCCATCTTCGATGTTGAACAAGCTCTACGTGCTAACAACTGGGATATTATTGAACGCAAACATCGCGCTCGTAAAAAGAACTGGGACTTAGGTATCCAAAAGATCGCTTTCTTAGGTGATGCTACAGATACACGTATTCCTGGTTTACTCACGAACACAAGCATCAATACAAACACCAGTTTAATTACTGCTCCAATTAGTAGCTTAAACGCTGCTGGTTTACAGACGTTTGTAACGACATTAATCCAAACTTACTTTGCTAATACTAATAGTACAGCAATGCCAAATCGTTTGGTCATTCCTTATGCTGATTGGACAGGTCTTCCTGCTTTAACTCCTGGTACAGTTGGTACATATCCAGTTCCAATAATCCAGTACTTAGAGGAAGCATTTACTCGTGCAGTAGCTCCTATGGAAAAAGAGTTCAAGATTATGCCACTCGCTTATTGCGATGCTGCTAATAATCCAGCAGGACTCCACTACTATATGCTATATCGTGATGATGCAGAATCAGTACGTATGGATATTCCAGTACCATATACAACCACACAACCAAACTCGCTGAACAACTTCTCGTTTGCTGACGTAGGTTATGGTCAGTACACAGGTACTAATGTTTATCGTAACCTCGAAGTTCTACGCTTCCAATACTAATTGGAAGCTAGGATTAAACCTAAACAAACAATACTATGATAACTGAAGCCAATGCGACTCCCACCGTCGCTTCCGTGCCGGACGAAGGTCTCGTGCGCATTTACAACAAGAACAAATCTTCATTTGGTTCTTACACCCACGGTTCATATACCATAAAGGGCACCGACTTTGCGTCGGTCCCTAAATGGTTAGCGGACAAGTGGATTAAAATGTTTCCTCAACACATTGCTTTAGCATCAGACGTTGGTTCAGACGCTGCTGCTAATAATGCTAAGGCAGAGGAACAAAAAGCAAAAGTAGAAGAGCTTTCAAAGGAAAATCAAGAGCTTGCTGATAGAGTTAAAAACCTAGAAGCAATGCTTAAGAATATGCCGAAAGCTATTTCAAAAAATAAGGCTGCTTAATTGTGCCATTCACGATTCCAACTGTTAGTGATTTTAAATCGCAATTCTCCCGCGACTTTCCTTATGCAGTTCCTGCGTATGGAGCTTCTGGCATTGCTTCAATTAACATCTCTGGAGTCGTAACGTCAATTTCTCTTGGAGCAGGTGGGTTCGGTTACGCCACCGTACCTACAGTCATTGTGGGAGCTGCTCCAGGAGATCTTGGCACAGGCGCAACTGCTACTGCAAGTATTGCAGGCGGTCAGGTAACTGGATTTACCGTTACAAATGGTGGATCTAATTATGGACAACCTCCAATTATCACTATTACTGGTGGTGCTGGAGATCCATCTGATTTAAGCAAAGTAACAGACAATGATATTAGCGGAGCAATTTTTGATGCTCAGTTTAATATTAACCAAGCTCTATTTCCGACACAGCAGTTCTTTAGTCGGGCTTTCCTATATCTAGCAGCGCACCAGCTAGTGGAAAAGCTCTTGGCTGCTCAGGAGGGCATGGGCAGTCAATATAGTTGGCTGACTGTCTCCAAAAGCATCGACTCCGTAACTGAAGGATTTCAGATCCCAGAACGGATAGCTCAGGACCCAATGCTCTCACATTTTAGTAAAACTAGATACGGTGCAATGTATCTACAGATAATCAGTCCTCAACTAATCGCCAACGTATTCGTAGCCTTTAGAGAGACGTTGCCGTAGTAAAACCCATGCAAACTACGGTTCAATTTGATATTGAAAAACTTGAACACTTAAAGCGTGATTTGGCTCGTTCAGTTAAATCATATGTTAAGGTTGGGGTAGCCACAGGTTTAAATTCTCGTAATAGAGTATATCCACCTGACTGCGAAACTGTGTTAAAAACCAACACAGAAATAGCATTTGACCATGAATTTGGTAATCCTGCAGCTAAGGGTCCTTGTGGTCATTTTTTAGATATACCAGAAAGATCTATACTGCGTATGCCAATGAAAATGGCTATGGGTGCAGAATTAGCTAAAGTTAAAAAATCTACATACGAAAAAGATATAGTATTAGGTGGTCTTGAAGGTTTATTGGAAGAAGTAGGAGAAACCGCCGTATCTTTAGTAGATAAAAATTTTCAAAAACAAGGTTATCCAGTAGGATGGAAACCCATAAGTCCAATTACATTAGCCCATCGCCGTAAACATAAACGTATGGGTAGAAAATTATTAGACGATAGCGGTCAATTACGTTCATCTTTTGATTATGAGGTGGTCACATGATTAGACCAACTCCAGCATTTCCAACAGGTCCTAGTACTATTGTAGGCGCAGGAAGACGACCATTGTTTCAAACTAATACATCTCCACAAGGCAGATATACAGTTAGTGGATGGTCACAACCTTTGTTGATGTTAATTAATAGAGTTACTGTAAAAGATGGTGATGCAGTAACAACGTCTTATCAATTTAAGACTCAAGGCTTTCTTACACCAGCAGGACAAAAACTTAACTTCAAATTTGAAGGTGAGCGTTCTTGGCAACAATATAATTTATACTGTGTTACTGATCCTGAATTAAAAAACAATGATCAAGTAATCATAGATAACATACCATATCGTGTAACATATAAGTGGAGTTGGACGCTCTTCGGATATGTTAAATACAAATTAACTCAGGACTATACAAGTGCAACCGAAACCTGAGATAATTAACTTATTGGTAAAGCTCATACGTGAGCAATTACAATTAGATAACAACCATGTTGTTACCTATAATCAACGTATACCTATACCACCAGACGACAGTATATTTGTTGCAGTAGGTTTACTTGGTGATAAACCATATGGTCATAAAATTTCTTACGAAGAAGGTCTTGTTCCTGCATCTGAAGTGGGTGAGCCTGCAACTGTTGTTTTAAACGAAGTTCAGACTCAAAATGTTCAGCAGATATATTCTATACAGATTATGTCTAGAAACAATGATGCAAGAGCAAGAAGACAAGAAATATTATTTGCTTTAAATTCAACGCAAGCTGAACAACTACAGGAAAAATATGGATTTAAAATCGCAAATATACCAGTCACTTTTAACGATGCCTCTATTGTCGAAGGTGCATCTCGTTTAACTCGTTACGCTATCACATTTAACGTACTTACGGCCTTCAGCCGAATCATTCCAGTAAATTACTACGACAACTTTGCTGGTTCACCAGAACTTATAACTCAACCTTAACGTATATATATTATGTCAATTAGTATCTCAGACTTCGTTAGTTTTACAGTGGCACAGCCAGGATTGGCATTGCCAGCTTATAATGTCAATTCATTGGCATTAATCACGGCAGAAGGTCCAATTAATGGTAATCCATCACAGTATGCTACTGGTGCAACCGCAACTTGTACAGAAGCAGGTGGTGTAGTTACTGCTGTTACATTAGTAACAGGTGGTACAAATTATTTCACACCTCCTCAAGTATTTTTAGTTGGCGGTGGTGGTTCTGGTGCAGTTGTTACTGCTACTTTAACAGCAGGCGTAGTAACTGGACTAACTTTAGTTAGTGGTGGTGCAAATTATACATCTGCTCCAACAGTAATTATTAGCAATAGCTTTGGTATCTATACTGATCCAGTATCAGTAGGTTTAGACTATGGAACAGGTTCTGAAACTTATTCCATTGCACAAACTGTATTTAGCCAAAACCCAAATATTTTAAGTGGTAATGGTCAGTTGGTTATTTATCCAATGCAACCAACTGGATCGACTTATGGTCCAGTAATTACTTTAACTCAAGCTATTAGCATACTACAACCCCAAATCTATACTGGTGGTTATATTTATGCTAATGCAAATTCTACATCGGTACCAAGTTCTGGTGCATTTAGTACTGCTGATATTGAAGCAGCATCAACTTTAGTAAATTCATTTGTTACTAAAGCTTTATTATTCGTTCCTACTGCAAATGTAGCTGATATATATGCTGGTGGTATGTCTTATGTAATTTCACATAATACACAGCAACAAAGCCGTTTATTAATACACACAGCAGGTTTAGTAACTGCACGCCAATTTGCTGCTGGTTATGCTTCACGTTTATTTGGAACAAATTTCAATGGTTCCAATACAACGATTACAATGAACTTAAAGCAGATTGTTGGAGTACCTGCTGATTCAGGTATCAATGAAACAATCGCTGCACAATGCCAAACGACTGGTGTTGATTTCTATGCTCTTGTACAAGGTTTACCAGAAGTAGTATCAACTGGTGGTAATGGTTACTCAGATAATGTATATAACCTAACTTGGTTATTAAATTCATTACAAGTAGCTACATTTAACACACTTGGTACAACACCTACTAAGATTCCACAGACTGAAGCTGGTATGAACACAATTAAGAGTTCAATCGCTCAAGTCCTTAATCAAGCAGTAGCAAATGGATTCTTAGCACCAGGTTCATGGACAGGTTCTACATTTGGCAATCCTGCATCATTAGTAACAAACATAGCTCAATTTGGCTACTATGTTTACTCACAACCAGTATCACAACAATTACAATCACTACGTGCTAAACGCATAGCTCCATTGATTCAAATTGCAATCAAGTACGCTGGCGCAATTCAAAGCGTAAACGGAATTATTTACATCAACTACTAATCTTATAAGTCATGGATATTTCATTAAACGGTAACGATACGATTTCTATCAATGGTATATTGCAGACCGACCTCGCAGATGGCGATGTTGGTTCTTTGACGTTCCCTAACGAGTTCGTCACAATGAAACCAGGCAAAAACAATAACACAATTATTGCTTTTAATGCTATGGGTCAACTTGCTGAATTAACGCTACGCTTAATTAGAGGTAGTGTTAATGACCAATATGTAAACGCTGCATATAGACAATTTGTTAATAGTCCTGCGACTTTTAATTTATTAGAAGCATCTGTTGTAAAACTTATTGGTGATGGCAATGGTAATATTACTACTGATGCCTATACATTAACTGGTGGTGTGCCAATGGCAGTACCAGAAGTTAAGAGCAACGTGGAAGGTGATACTGATCAAGGTGTCACAATGTGGAAAATCCGCTTTGCAATGGGTACACGTCAAATTCAGTCATAATTCTTAAATGAGAAATATTCCCCTATCAAGCGGTGCCACCCTTGGATTTCAATTAGCGAGATTCAACGATGGTATGAATTTATTCAATGCTACTTTTAAGGAACTCGTTGGAGTTCCTTTTGGGTCGCAGGGATCTTCCTTAGATTTTGCTAACTTTCTGCAAATGGATATTAGCGAACTTAAGGATATTGTAATTAAAGTAGCCACATCTGAAAAGGTACAAGAGGCTATCTGGAAGTGTATGGAATCATGCACATACCAGAGTCTTAACGATTCTGTAGGAATTAAAATTACTAGAAATACTTTTGAATCCGAAGATGCTCGTGCAGACTTCCTGCTTGTCGTTTGGGAGGTGGCGACTTTGAATCTCGTCCCTTTTTTCAAAAACCTCGGATCGCTGTTATCAACCCCATTAAAGGGAACAGGTGGCAGCGAGCCAAAATCCACGACGAACTAGAACCCCAGATACGTATAGCCCTACAGTTAAACGGGCGAGGTGTAGGCAGCCTTTTGGAAATATTAGATATGCCTACCGATCTGGTTCTTGATGCGTGGCATTTTCATATTTGTCAGGCTGAAGCTTCTGAAACCGAACAAGAATTAAATAAGGACCATAAATCGTGAGCCAAAGTATAGGTGATTTTTTTGTAAAGATTGGGCTGAAAGTTGATAATCAACAAAGCCTTAATGGTCTTACTACGCGCTTAAATAACGCTGCGAC